GTTGTATAGCTATATGCATATACAATTATACAACGATATGCGAAACAGACTAGATAACCCATAAGGCGTAATAAGGCGTTTTCTGGGAAAATCTGGGAAAAACTGGAGGTTAAGATATGAAAAACGTAAAACTGATTGAACTGGAAAGTTATTTAAAGCAGATTAATGCCCACTATGGCAGTGACTTGGAACTAAACCAGGCTTACGGAGGGTACAGGATTGTCGATAGGGGCGGCAGCAGAGACTTGAGCAATCGTGGCTCTAGATCGGAAACTATGCTTTTCTTGCAGGGTATCGCTTGTGCTATGCACAGACTATCACCGGGTTGCGTATGATGGACAGTGGCCTCCTAATCGAGGCCACAAGGTACAAGCTATCAACTATGGCAGCTTGTGTCCTGTAAAATCGTAGGATAGATTTTTATGCAAGGCGTAATAAGGCGTTTTCTGGGAAAATCTGGGAAAAACTGGAGGTAAACAGAATGAAAACAGTTAACATTGAAGTCTACTCAATAACCGAATTATCAGAGCAAGCGCAGGAAGTGGCGCACTCAAATCACCTTGAAAACTTTGACCACTTCTGGTTAGATGATTCTATGAACTCCGTTAGCAAGTTTGCAGACCTGTTTTATTGCAAGGTGACAGACTACTCAATAGGTGGGCAGTTCGATTATATAGAAACAGATATAGATAACGATTGTATCAGAGGTATAAAGCCTGCCGACATACCTTTAGACTTTCTTGACGGTTCAGGCTATTGTTTGGACAGTGATATATTGGAAACGTTTCATAGCTCAGTCAAAGTAACTGGAGACGTTAAGACTGCTTTCAATGAGGCCGTTGACGTTGCAGTCAAACACATAGTTGCTGACTTAGAATACCATGCAAGCATGGAATGTTTCACGGAAATGTCAAACGATAATGATTGGCAATACCTTGAGAACGGAACTTTATTTTAATAACCCTTGAAAGGGGCACACAATGGACATCAACGATACAATCAAAGCAATGTTAACAGAAAACACAGGTAAAGCAATGTGCGATTCTGGCGGTACTGACGGTCGACACTGGCAACGGAATCAGGAAACCAACTTTAACAATGAACCTGAGATATGGTTTGACCCTATCCATGAAAATTATACTGACAGTGAAAGTATCTGCTTTACCGTGTCGGTTTACAAGTACCTGACAAGTGGTATACTTGAACTTGACGACCTGTGCAGCGAGTTCAACACGCTTCCAGTTGATGATTGGAACGGTGATTACTACGGCACAAGTGAAGTTGGTAGTTGTTGGATTGATAGCTTGGAACGGGAACTAACCCCGGTTGGCAAGGCATTTAATACCTACAATGGTGAATGCTTCCTATCTCAAACCTTGCAAGGTCAAATGTTTGAGCATGGAGACGATAGTAAATATCTATTATTGCAAATCCACCAGGGCGCAGATGTCAGGGGGGGCTACACTGACGCTAAACTATTTAAGCTGAATAGTTGGATTGAGCATATAAACCCGTGTCCATCAGTATATGGAACTATTGATGGCGTGGAAGTTGGAACAGGTTACAACGGTTGGAGCTTAACCACAGAAAACGGGCAACCAGTGCCGGTTAACATGGAATCTGAAGTTAACCTGACAGTCTGCATGGACATATAACCAACTTTTGTGGCTTCGATCGAGAGGCCACAAGGTACAATCTATCTACTATGGTAGCTTGTACCTTATAGGAAATAAGATCGTTTACAATGGAAGGTTGGGTATAATGCATAGTAAAACAGTTAGCAAACTAGGGCCTACCAAGTGGTGGCGCAAGGAAGTAGCGCAGGTAAAGCGGTCCAGGTTGCGCAGAGCCTGGAAGCAAGTAACAATCTACTTGATAGTTGGGGCAATAGCCTACTATGTAAGCAGTTGATTATATGCAAACATAGTTGTATAGCTATATGCATATACAATTATACAACGATATGCGAAACAGACTAGATAACCCATAAGGCGTAATAAGGCGTTTTCTGGGAAAATCTGGGAAAATCTGGTTGGTTCCATTTTGGAACATACCACAAACACTTGAAACTGGAGATAGAATGGATATCAGGAGACTAATAGCAGAACTTGAAGATGCAATGTCCGCCAGCGAGACTATTACTTTCATTGCATCGGATGGAAACGGCACAGAAGCTCCGATAGAAAGCATCTATTTTAATAAGAGTGATGGCAAGTTGGAAATCGAACTGCCACTTATCGATGATGTAGAATTGTTAGACTTGCGATAATTAAACCGTGGCAATCACTTAGGTTGTCCACAAACACTTTAATAAAGGAGATAGAATGAAAGTAAAAGACTTAATCCGTAAACTTGAAAAGATTGACCCGGAAAAGCCCGTGACTGGTACAATGAGACTAGAAACGGAACTTAGTTATATCGATCTTGATGGTAAGATTGCCGTACAGGAATATCTTGATCAGGTAACCATTTTAATAAGCGATCAGGTGCAGTAATCGAAACAGGGGCAAACGCCCCTGTCAGTCACATAATAGCCGGACGTGGTGACTCTGAAGAGAACATCCGGTACACTCAAGATGGAGGTTGAGAGAATGGAAGCGACAATTACTAAAAATGGACTGGTATTAACTGCCGAACAGGAGCGATTGTTGGAGACTGGCAGCGCATTCTTAGAAGGTGGTAGTAATGAATAACACAATTTATAACCACAAGCTAGTGACTGCGCAGGTAGCAATGATATTAACCTTGCTGGCAATGCTGGCAATAACGGAAGGTTGGCTATAATGAACAGTAGACCGGATTGTTTTTGGAGACGAAGGTATAATAAGGATTTTCTAACGGTACGAAGGTATAATAAGGATTTTCTGGTAAAAACTGGAGGTAATGGACAATGAAAGCAACAACTAAACCCTACCAGGCGCACCAATAACGGAAGGGGTAAATCATGAACATGCGAACACTAAAAAGCATTGCTTTTATAATTCTGTTGGCGGTTACGCTGGCACTAGCAGTGTGCAAGATAGAGATTATGCAAGGCTGAAATAGTAAAGTAGTGGGGATTATTTCACTATAAGGCTGTTTCTGAAAAAAGCGGGGAAAATATGAGCGATGATATGCTGGGGAAATATCGACATATAAATAAGTTGTGTCGATGGGGTAAACATGAACGGAGGAATGTGATGATAATCTGGAGAAAGATGGGGTGGTGTTTGCTAAAACAAAAAGAAACTTTGTCAGTAAAGATTTGACTAAAGGTAGCTACACGGTATACTCTATTGAGCATCTACCTGAAGCATTGAGAGAGAGGCTTGGAGTTTAATTTACAGGACAGAAAGAAGGAAAATAATGAATGACAAAAAATCACCGGACAAGCTACCGGACAAGCTGGATTTGTGGCGTTTAACAAGCCTATAGAAGCATAACAGGACTTAACAGGAGGAAAGAGAATGAGCGTTGACGGGCGAGAAACTGATGGCGTTTTATTTGATGATGTATTCAAGGAATTTCCAAATGCAAAGGACGGTAGGTAATGACAACAGCTAAGAAAACAGTTCACTCAGAACTGGCAAGAATCCAACAGGGACTTCATGTCCCAAAAGACCAGAGAAATAACTTTGGCAAGTATATGTATCGAAACTTTGAGGACATCTGCAAGGCTGTCAAGCCATTGCTGGGTGACTGTACGCTCACTGCATCTGACTCAATCAGACACATAGGCGACAGGTACTATGTCGAAGCAGAGCTAACCTTGACGCTCTCAGGCGAGGCTGTCCAGGTTACCGCGTGTGCAAGGGAGACGGAGGACAGGAAAGGAATGGACGATAGTCAAATAACAGGAACGGCAAGTTCCTACGCTCGCAAGTACGCAGCCAACGGAATGTTCCTACTAGATGACACTAAGGACGCAGACACAGACGAGTATAACAACGAGTCGAAGGCAACCAAGCCTGCACCAAAACCAAAACCAAAGAAAGCACCTGAACCTGCACAACAAGAAGCTGAAATGCCAACCATCACACCAGAGGATGACAAGGCTACTAAAGAGGAAATACTGGGAAAAATCAAGGAGTCCAAATCTACTGTGCATATTGGCAACATTTACAAAAAGCATAGCGACCAAGCAAGAGCAGAACATTGGTTAGACGAAATGATAGCCGAGTGTTCAAGATGCAAGATGATTTTGCAGTTGGAGGAAAAGTAATGGGTAAGCCAAATTACCACGCCAAGAGGAACAGACTGCTTGAACCTGATTACTTGAGGTACATGTCTACCGACTGGATAGACATCAGAGAGAGGTCTGGTCTAAGCAGGAGTGAGCTTGCGATTCAAATCAAAATCTCACGACCTACGATTCAGCACCTTGAGGAGCATGTAGGGACACCACACTTGGAGACGGTCAAGAAGCTGATAAGGTTCTGGGAGAAGCAAGGGATTGTAATTCCTAGGTTTGAGTTGGTACAGGTTGACAAAAGTAAATAATTTATAACTCTGTCTTGACAGGGTTATAAACATAGGTTATACTACATCACAGGGGTTGAGATAATCTCAGCCCCACACTCAAAGAAAGGGAAAATCATGGGTATAGAACAAGAAACACACAAGCACTTACAACGGCAGGAAGACAAGCAGAGAAAGCTTGAGTCTATGACGGAAAATCATGGCGCGTTCTATGATTGGTGGGACGAACGGCTAGAGAACAAGAACGATGATTTTTACAGTGACTTTGCAGACATAGTATTAGCTGTCGAGGAAGACTATTGCCTTCACAACATAATGGAGCTTGAGTGCGAGGGTAAACCATTAGACCCGATGCCTATTATAAAGTCATGGCTTGTTAATGTAACTTTAAGACGCATTGTGTGTGTATGTAACGCATGGGACGCTGAAGTTCAACGCAGAGTGGAGGAAGCCAATGGCTAAACGAAGACAAACACAGATTCCAGGCTACGAGGGATATGTATCTGACTGGAGCAACGGCGTACTTGATGAGTCAGGTACTACTTTGGTACGGTCAATTCAAAGGGTCATCAACGAAGCCTGTACCAACCTTGACATGGTGAGTACTTACGATGATGCTAATAAACTTGCATCAACAATTATGGAGGCAGTTGAACAGTATCGTGAGCACATTAAGAATTACCCTGATTTCTAAGGAGGCGAGTAATGAATAAAGCAGAACTAACACACATGATACTTATGGGGCAGGAAGTATTTACTGATGGTGTGTATGTCGGCACTGAGGAGCAATGGTTGAAAAAGTGGCGTAAGCATGAGGGTGGATTAAAGCGAACAGATGCTAGTATTATGGGAGTCGTTAAGGCAAACGCACTAGATGTAATCCAGCTAGAAGTATTGGAGGATGAGTGATGAAACTTAAAAATCCAATGATGCTTTACGGCAGAACTATATCACATGTTATCATCTACGAGGAGGAGCGAGACGGCAACTTCGTAATAGGCTATGTAGACGAGGCTGAGTTTGATGATGATGGCTCTGACTTGAACGAGGACTCACTTGAAATGCTGAACGCTAAGTACTCTGACTACATTGATGAGCTGGCTTACGAGTGGGGCTGTGGAGAATGAAGCAAAGGCACATGGAAACATTAGCTGGGATTGTTGAGGCACTGGATGAGCATAGGACAAAACGCGACCGCTATGTAACTTTTCATGTTAAGTTTTTTAGCAACGGTGGAACTGCAGTAGTGATTAACACTGGGTTCAAAAATAATCTTATCTGTTTCTTGGACGACACAGAGGCTATTGATAAACACCTGAAATCACTCAAGGAGGGAAAGTTAAATGAATGTATCAGGAAAACTATCCGATGCGACTCTTGAGCAACTACAGAAAATGCACGATGAGATTGAGGCTACTGCGGTGTTATTAAATATGAACGGTGAGCTAAATGAGGCGCAAGCTATCAGGATTGAGGCAGAGCTACAAATTATCAGGTTGGCAATGGAGCGGAAATCCGCAGAGAAATAACTAACTAGGCAGTCTGGGTGCGTTGCATGGAGGCTACAGTAACGGAGTACTGGCAACCAGACTGTCTTTCCTACAAGGGGAACGATGAAAGGGCATCAAACATACACAGGCAGGGCAGTGGATAATGAGGGAGTTACCCCTTTCGCTCCAATAAACTCATTACTACTGTTCTGCCTACTTGGAAAGGGGGATGAATGCGACCTAGACTAATTGACCCCGGTATATGGCAAGATGAAAGATTTGCACCGCTATCAATAGATGCACAGTTGCTATTCTTTGGCATCATAACACTCAGTGATGACTATGGTAAAGTTAAGGCTACTGAGTCTGAGTTCAAAATGAAACTGCATCCTTGGGGGAACTACGAACTTGATAGATTAAAGAAAGCACTCAGAGAGTTGCTTACTGTTGACTTGGTTGTTCGCTACAACACCGATCACTACTTCTCGCCAAACTGGTTTGAGCATCAGGGGCTAAATTACTTTTCTAAGTCTAAAGTATTCGACCCTCCTGATAGTATCCTAGAGAAGTATCCAGACTACGCAGAGGCTTCTGCTAACGCAAGGATGCAGAACAAGCACACCAGAAAGCTACGCAAGATTAACGAAGTGATTGACAGACCAGAGGGAGGGTGGAGCATTGAGTCTTTAGTAGAGGCTATTGATACGGATATGGAGTTACTGGACGAGAAGTTTAAGACTGGACTAATAGTGAGTCTTGGCTCTCACTACAACGAGGACTTAAATACATCGCAGGTTAAGGACTACTTGAGCGTTATGGAGAGGTATACGGATGAGCAATGTAAAAATGCCATCCATAGTGTCAGGAAGAAATACGGCACAGCTATTCCGTTCCCTGACAAGGTCGAGGAAAGACTCAAGCAGATGTTTGGTGAGGGCGTGAGTAGGATTATCAGGACAGACATTGCTAATGTGAAGTACCTGTTTAGCAAGGCTAAGATAGTAGAAGTTCAAGAGTTCTTAAAGAGCCTTGATGTGAAGCGTAGGGCTGAGGTTATGAGATGGGTTTGGGTTTACTTGGCAGAGCTTACAGGTGGTGAGGATAATCTTCCTGTAGTAATAAACACTGTCTATGGTGATATGGATATGAAGTGGGAGCGTGTTCAGGGTATATGGGAACATGTGAGAGATAACGCAAGTAACAAAGGGGATGAGGCGTGATACTCAGAATTAAGATTTGGTACTACATAACTATCATTAGGTTCAGCTTGTGGGGTATAGTTTTCTGTGGCAAGCTGGCTCGATGGACGCAGAGTAGAATGGTTAAAAAGCTAGGTGTAACAGATGCGATTGAGAGCTTGTTTGAGGTTGAATACGAAGATAAGAGAGAAGATGTCATTGATTATAATGGCGATACAATCAACTAGGAGGTTGAAATGCTAAACAAAGTACAACTAATTGGACGCTTAGGAAAAGACCCTGAGCTACGACACACACAGAACGACACAGCAGTATGTAGCTTTACTGTTGCGACAACGACCAAGTACAAAGACAAAGACGGTGAGTGGGTGGAGAACACAGAGTGGCATAACATTGAGGCGTGGGCTGGTCTTGCTGAGGTCTGTGGCAAGTACCTAACTAAAGGCAAGCAGGTTTATGTTGAGGGTAGCATCAAGACAGACAAGTGGCAAGACAATGACGGCAATAACAGGTACACCACAAAGGTGAAGGCATCTGAAATGAAGATGCTCGGTAGTAAGAGCGATGACCAACAAGGATTTGCACCAGCACCAACAGCATCGGGACAACCAGACAACGATGACGACCTGCCATTCTAGGAGAGAGATGAAATTTAGAAAGTGCGGTAATGAGAATTGTAAACAGATGATGTGGCTAGAACCATCTGAGTTCTACTATCACCCTCACACTAGGGACAAACTACAATCTTGGTGCAAGCAGTGCATTAAGGATAACACTCAGAAACAGAGAGAGGACAAAAAGAAATGAGAAACCTAGCCATAGCAGTAATACTTTTGCTAATGACAGTTGGACACGCACGGGCTATCACAGTAACCTACACATGGACTGAACCAACAACAGGGACACCAGTAGTTTATTATGAAGTAGGACTACGAGTGAACAGCGGAGACTGGGAGTCATTCGGGACTACAATTAACCCGACACTAACTCAGGACATGCCAGTAGGTGTATCACTTATTAGAGTTCGTGGTGTAGATGAGTTTGGGAGAGCTGGGGTGTGGTCAACTGAGAGTGAGCCATTTATTGACATGGGCGCACCGGGTGGCTGTGGTATCATAAACAGAATCATTGAAGAATTAAACTAAAAGCTCACTCAGCGCAAACAGCCAAGCTGGAGGTAGCAAGGCTTCGACCGAGAGATTATTCACGTTGCATAGGTAGCATAACAGGACTTAAGGGAGGACGGGATGAACAGCAAATATAAGGAGAACACAATGACAAATAAAGACAGGGTTCTAGTTATAGGCGGTATGTTGCTAAGTGCGACTTCGGTAATAGCCTTGATAGTTTACTACTTTTAACAAGGAGTGATTAGTGCCAGCATATAAAATAAAACTTGGAGCAGTACACGCTGACTATTTTAGAGGATGCGTGTTACAAGACATGACTAAAACAGAAGCAAGCAAAGCGGTGAAGGGTCACTTTGAACTACCTCACACGGTAGCATCTATCTCACGCACACTGCCTGACCTAGTTAAAGAACTAGATTCACTGCCAGATGTGCCAAATCTCCTCCCTCCTGAACTTATAGTACCATACCAAGACTGCATGATACTTGGAGATTGCCATGCACCATACATTAATAAGAAGGCTTTCGTAGACGCTATGACTCAGGCTAAGGAGAGAGGGCTGAAAGTCTGCATACTCAATGGTGACTTTATTGATGCTGATTGGGCGAGTCACTGGGAGACAAGCTATGTAGGTAGGTCAGTTCCAGAGACAGAGAGAGCGAGACGAGTTATCTATGAATACCTACGGGTGCTATATAATACATTTGATATTATCTATGTCGTGCTAGGCAACCATGATTATCGTATTATTAGAAAGCTGGATGGAGCTGTACCGTTTAGCTCAATACTCCAAATGTACCTTGTGCCATCTAACGACTGGCGAGATAAAGACGGCAGTGAGCCACCCAACTTGATGAAAAAGTTCACCATCACTGAGAGATACTACATGATTATGGAGGGTAGCCCTGTTGGTGATTGGAGATACTCGCATCAAAAAGGTTACTCCAAGATACCTGGCAGAGTAGCTATCGCACTAGCAGATAAGTACAATGTCAATGTTGTATCTGGTCACAGCCATCACTTGTTTAGTGGTGTATCTACAACCATGAATCCATACCTAGCTATTGAGGGTGGCAGTATGTTTGACCAAAAGAAAGTTGAGTACAAGTGCATGAGGGATAGTGCATACCCATCTACAACTATAGGCTGGGTGACTGTTGAGGGTGGCATGCCTCAGCTCTACCAATGGGAAATGATTTACAGGGAACAAATAAGGAGAGGTGAGTGAAATACATAGGAGTTGACCCCTCACTTAACGCAACTGGAGCTGTGCTTCTTAATGGAGCTAAGATACAACAGCCCAAATGTATTAAGGTCAAAGCTAAAACAAAACATGGTGATGCCATACAGCTTGAACATAGGTTTGAGGCAATCATACATGAGATGAAATGGTACTTCTCGGTTGGCGATGTACTGTGCATAGAGGAGAATGTTCTCAACAAGAAGTTTGTAAACATATCCACCTTGCACCAAGCACAGCTTATAGGAGCAATCATTCATCACGCAGTTACAAAAGGATTAGAAGTAGTGAGGGTAAAACCCAAGCAAGGCAAGAAGTCTCTAGCTGGTATAGGCAACGCAGATAAGACTGCAATGGTTACTGCGTCAAGAGCGTATGTTACTCCAACTGGAGTTGACTACAAAGATAAAGCAATAGCAGACGCAATCGGAATAGCTTTAGCAGGAAGGACTATATATGAAACCACCAAGCTCACTACAAAAAAATGACAAGAAACCAACAAGCATGGATATTTATTTCAAAGAAATAGATGCCTACCCAATACTCACCATTCAACAAGAGTGTGAGTTAGCTCGCAGTATCCGCAGGGGTGACAAGGAGGCACTAGACAGGCTAGTTAATTCCAACCTGCGGTTTGTAGTTACCGTTGCCAAGAAGTTTACCAACTTTGGTATTCCACTTGAGGACTTAATATGTGAGGGCAACATGGGACTCATTCGTGCTGCTCAAACATTTGATGAAACTAAAGAGTTAAAGTTTATATCCTATGCTGTTTGGTGGATAAAGAGGTCAATCCATAAAGCGATTGGCGACTATTCAAAAGCTGTCAGGATGCCACTTGACAAGTCTCAAGTGGTAAACAAAACCAAAAAAGTATCTGGCGTATTGCTACAAAAACTACAACGAGAGCCGACTAGGGAGGAGATTGCAAAAGAGCTTGGTGTTTCAGTCAGCGTAATAAACGACACAGCTCCGCTTCTTAGTGACGGACTGTCGCTTGATGATTTTGTGGGCAACGAAGATGGGGATACATTCTTAGACTTCCTTGAGGATACGTCAGGACACTTGCCAGACCATGCACTCGCTGTCGAAAGCCTTAACGATTGTATTGAGCTGATGCTCTGCGACTTGACACCCAAAGAGGCGCGGGTGTTGAAGCTATACTACGGACTTGAGGGCAATGACGCTTTGGAGTTCAAGAGTATAGGGATAATGCTAGGCTTGAGCGGTAGTCGTATTCAACAAATCAAGGAAGATGCCCTAGAGAAGATAAGAACACTTAGGGCGTTTGGATATATGCAATCTTATGACGATTCAATGGTTTAATTAAAGGAGTGAAATATGAAAGTCATCAAAGTAACGAAAGAGTATTTTCAGACAGAAGATGAAAAGGTTTATTTCTTCGAGCCTTTGGAAAAAGAAATATCCGTTGAGGATATGCAGAAGATTGTGGACGCAAACGAGAAATTAGTTAAGGAGTTGAAAGATGGTAAAGATTGAATTGATGCAAGGTGATTGCCTTGAAGTGATGGATAAACTGATAGCAGAGGGTGTAATAGTTGATGCAATAATAACAGACCCTCCTTATGGGACAACAGCGTGCAAATGGGATAGTGTTATTCCTTTTGATGAGATGTGGAAAAGACTAAACAAACTAATAAAACCAAATGGTGCTATAGTTCTTTTTGGTAGTGAGCCTTTTAGTAGTGCTTTGAGAATGAGTAATATTAAAAACTATAAGTATGATTGGATTTGGAGAAAGCCTCAAGGGGTGAATCCATTCTTATCTAAAAAACAACCACTAAATGATATTGAATCTGTTAGTGTTTTTTATAGAAAGCAGTGTGTATATAATCCACAAAAAACAAGTGGAAAACCTTACTCAATAACAAGAGATAAAAAAGATAGGACTTTTGAGATACAGAATGTAAAATCAAAAACAACTACAACAATAAATAATGGAGATAGGTTACCAAAAAGGGTGCTAGACTTCAAACAACAAAGAGGTTTCCACCCAACGCAAAAACCAGTAGCACTAATGGAGTATGTAATAAAAACATATACAAATGAGGGTGAGTTAGTTTTAGACTTTACTATGGGTAGTGGAACGACAGGAGTAGCTTGCAAGAACCTAAACCGTAAATTTATTGGAATAGAACTCGATGAAGCATACTTTGAGATTGCAGAGAAGCGAATCAATGAAAATCTATAAAATCAAGGAAGATGCCTTGAAAATGAAGAAGCGATGTATGACGCAGTTATACAAGGCAATGATAACCACTTAATTGAATTGGTTGAAAAAGGAGTTAATAAAATATGAAATGGATAGAAACAACAGACCGAAACAATCCTCTTTCTTGTTTGGGCGAATATTGCATGGATATACCGTGGCTTGAACACTCTACAAATGCAGGGATGGCGTATTACTCTGTCCGAAAAGATGTTTCGGGATTATGGGAAGCAATGTTCTGGCATGGAAATAGAGGGCACTCTGTGGGCAAGCCGGATAAGACAGAAATTGAGGCAAAAGCAGAATGCCTTGAACATCTGAAAAGAATGTACTCTGGATTTTCTGTTTTAATAGGTAAAATTTTAGGTGACTGTGATGAGAACTAAAACATTAAATCAAAACAACTGAGTTTGATTTAGGCAGTTAACAAAAGGATAACAATGTATGAGTTGGCACTATTTGCAGGAGCGGGGGGCGGCATCATCGGAGGCATGTTGCACGGGTGGCGAACCATTGGCGCAGTTGAAATCGAAGACTACCCACGCAGAGTTTTATTGCAACGGCAAGCTGACGGAATCCTACCTGCGTTCCCTATCTGGGACGACATCTGCACCTTTAGAATCGACAACCAAGAGTGTACCGAGTTCATCAAAGCAATGCAAGGAATCAGAGAACAGCTTGTTATCACAGGCGGATTCCCATGCCAAGACATCTCAGTTGCAGGAGCAGGGGCAGGAATCGAGGGGGCAAAATCAGGACTCTGGTCAGAAATGGCACGAGTTATTTGTGAGATACGACCTAGAGAGGCGTACATGGAGAACTCACCAATGCTTGTTTCAAGAGGACTTGCCGTGGTCATCAGTGACCTTGCCGAAATGGGGTATGCTGCAAAATGGGGTGTGCTGGGAGCTGATAAACTGGGAGGATGGCATAAGCGCAATAGAATCTGGATTAGAGCGACAAGTGTTTCCTACTCCGACAACGATGGACAAGCTTCCGCCAAAGAGCGAGAGTGCGCTGAAAAAGGAAGCAACGCAAGCTAGACCGGGTAGAAACAAACCAGCTAACCTGAGAGACTGTGTACACCCGCACCAGATTGAGGCGTGGGATAATCACCAGAAAAAACAACGGCAGATGTGGCATACGCCAACAACGACAGCAAGCAAGCAATATGAGAAGAGATATCCAGATGGTGGTGTTAGAAAACATCCAATTCCAAATCTCAATGCAGAAGTTGAGGAGGGAATACCATATTCGGAGCAGGTGAAAAATAGGTTGAAGTTTCCTACGCCAACAGTGTCCGATGTTGAGGGCGGTATAGTCAAGAATGTTGAGCTACATGAAGGCTCATTCAGCAGGAAAAACAAAGAGGGTGTTAGGTGGGGAGTAAAGTTGCGTGACGCTATTCACCATCTGGAGGATAAAAAATTATATCCAACACCGACCTGCCAAGAGTGTGAGCATCCAGATGCAACTCTGACTGATACTGGAAGAAGATTGTCAAAAGATGGCAACAGTAGTCATAGTTTGAATCTATCTGACACAGTTAAAAAATATCCTACACCAGCAGCAAGAGATTACAAGGGAGCAAGGCTGCCAGATACAATAGCAAGGACTGGCAGAAACCCAGAGACTAATTCGTTACCCGATTGCGTAGAAAATAAAGCAGAATCAACAGCAGTGTTGAATCCTGATTGGGTCGAATGGTTAATGGGCTGGCCTATTGGCTGGACTGATTTGAAGCCATTATCCAGAGAGGCTTTTAATCAGTGGAAAGAGTCAGTTATTGACGGCAGTTTTTGGAGAGAAGATATTGCGGACATTAGTGATATTGATAGAGTAACAACGAAAAAGACAGACAGAGTTGCGAGACTGAAGGCAATCGGTAATGGTCAGGTAGCAATTTGCGCTACTGTGGCCTGGCCTTTATTGAAGACCAGTGAGTGATATTTGCTACTTAACAGCAGTAGCACCGACCCACACTGATACACCCGCAACTGTGGTGACGAGAATACTATAAAGGAACTGTCTGCGTTTTTCAGCTTTCAGTTCCTTTTCTCTTTCAACATAAAACAGCTCAAGCCTATCAAGCTCCAGGGTATGAAAACTGTCCTGGTAAGCAGCCTCAATTTTCAGTACAGTTATATCGTACTCCTGCTTATCAACTAAGTTAAACAACTCAGTTGCTTCACTTCTCGATAGATCTTGCTCTTGACAGTATGCGTTTTCTACGCTCCTCGAAGTCGTCATCAAGCCTATCAACCAAAGTATCAACAGCGTCCTTCTTATCCTCATCTTCAAGCTCCTTGAGTATTTCACGCCTACGCCATGACTCCCTGTCACTGGGGTGCTTGGGAGTTCTGCTTCTAAGTAAATATCCTACTACAGCAAAAGCAACCACTATCGCACCCCAAAACTTTTTAAGCCAAAGCAACACCGTTATCACGATGCCATATTCTTGTATTCAGCCCATTTACCTGCAACAAATGTACCACTGACACCAATCAAGATTGCAGCCAGAGACTCACCGTTGATTGTGCCGAGCAGGTTGCCAATGAAAGCCATTGACATTGCTGACATAGTAACCAATAGTTTTGTACTCTTTAACCATTCCATCTTTTACCACCTTGCTAATTTGCCTCGAACATCTACATGAACAAATCCCTTGTCCTCATAAACTCCGATGCCACCATTTTGAAAACTATGCACCTGCTTGGCATAGTTAGCTAATTCTTTTGGACTCATTCCACCTACAACTATATCTACCGCTCTGCCCTCTAAGTGTTGCGACTTCTTACTGCCACCAACTGCTGTGTTATACGATGCGCATCGTACGCCACTGTTGATATGTATCGGTTTACCAACCAAGTCTCGTAACTCCTGCAATGCAAGGACAAGCTCTGCCCTTAGCGGAGCGTATAGCCCACAGCAAGAACAGGCAAACTCTCTCAAATGAAAGCTCTCTGATACTTGTTTATTTAGCATGTTCTACTTTGTATCTTGTTTCATATTCAATGCGGAACTCCTCTAGTTTCACAAGTCTCTTATCATGTCGCTCCATTAGGGTTGTCATTTGTGCGAGCGTACCCTCTATGCTTTCGCCTCTATATTTCTGGTTAACAAAGAATGTTATCAAAGCTATACCAACTGTGGCTACTGAGATAATTTGTCCTAAACTAATTTCCATGATAATGTTCATTTGCTATCCTGTCCCTTTAGGTTGTTGGAATAAAGCTCTCTAGCCATGTTGATTCTACTGTCAAATTATTGAAGTCTGTTGTTCTCTCAATGCACCGCAAGTCATCAATCGTACCTGTACCTGCGTCAAACTCAGTCGTGTATCCTATGTCAAAATCCATACCCATCATGTTCTGAGTTAATGTCACTCTTTGTTTTGGTCTATTCTCGTAGACAACTCTATCAAGCGCATCATCCACATCGTCCAAGAACCTACACCTGACTATGTCGTTTTGGATTTCACCTGTAAACGAATCCACCGCATTGTAGTCTGCGTTTTTGTGTCTGAGACCGACAAGCCCGTACTTTTCTATACTGGCATCATTAGAAGAATCTCTGGTTGAAGAATGAGTCCACTTGTTAGTACCACTAATGCCAGCAGTGATTCCCTTTTCAGGCACACTACTGAAATCAAAATCCTCAACGGCCGTGTACATGTACTTGCCGTCCTTATTGGTATCGGAGGGTACAACATCCTGATACCAGTATATTTCGGCATCCTCGTTGTCGTTGATAACCGTAGGAGCAGCGGAGCGTCTTGTTATCTTTATTAAATAAGGAGAATATCTTGACATCAAGACATCATTAACAATATGCTCGTTGCTTATCTCGTGCGAGATATTGCCTACGATATTTGTTCTTAGCAACTCACAGGTGTTGGGTGCCTTTTGTGTCATGTATGAAAACTGACCGTTTATATTAAAATACAACAGGGGGAAGTTGTCATCATTCCTCACTATCTCCTTTATTTCCTCAGCTACAGTCTGACCTGATGTTACAGTGTGTCGCAAGCTACTGGTAAGACTAGCATCAAAGCTGTCCGTGTCTATAAACGATTCATCAGCACCCTTTTTCATCATAATACTAGCAACAATACTTGCAGCGGATGCGTATCGTGAATCGGTGGCTATATACTCCAAGTAAAAACTTGCCGTTGAGTTGAAGAAATCTGGAGCATGGAAGTTTTTAGGGAAAACACAATAAGTCCTTACGGCATTGCCCGGAGTATACGCTCCGTCCACAAATGCACTTACATATTGCAATATTTCCCCATCCTCAGACTCAGCTATATCCTCGCTTGCGCTGGGCGGAGATAGCGGTGCAGGTAGATTGTCGTCCATGTCGCTTGTGATATATTGGTCTATGGGGTATGTGAAAACATCATCATATGTACTGCTTGCATAGGTTGTTCTTATTCGCCAGCCTCCGTAGTAGACTTCAGGAAAGCCCTTATACGCAAACGGTGTTGCGTATAGGACTTCACCGGGAAACCTAGTGGCGTAAGCAGCTAAACCAATCCAGAGCCGTGACCGCTTGCCTTGATATAAGTCAACATTCGTGTGCTGCGTTGTTCCCCATATAGTATAGAAAGCAAAATCAGCGTATGTAATTGACGGCACAGTTTCTTCAGCTAAATCAGCGACTGTACTCCATGTGATTGCCATGCCTTAACCTCTCTAATCCCAGTTGAACGGGGGTATATTTTTCTTGGCAACCAGTCTGCCATTTAACGGCTTGCCATATAGCGGCTCAGAGGAGCTTGTCTCTGGATATACAAATATACTTATAGTTGAATCCTTTGATGGGTTGCCATGCGTCCTCATGCCGGTAAATGCAGCGGTTATGGATATACTGGCAGTGCTTCCCGATGTGTATGACGCAGGGCTGTTCTTGGTGACCATCTTCCATTCATCGGATGCTTCTGACCAATAATCTACCTCCATTATAACCTCAAAGTCGCCACCGTGAATCAATGCAGCCTTCACATCTAAATCCCACCCAAAGTACCTGAGATAAGCATCGTCCGTATATGTACCGTCTATGGCAATATTCTCAATATCAACATAAGCCATCTCGTGCAAGTCGTCATCCCAATCTAAAACAGGAAACGATACCACCGTCCTGTCATCGGCAGTTATCTTTCTTTCGAGGGTATCAACAGCCACAGGTCTCGCTGTTATTGAGCCAACGGTTTGCTTGAGAGTGCCATCTGCGTGACAAAAACTCTCCACATTGAACCTGGATATTTTACCATACCAGTTGGACAGAGATGTATTTGTTCCATCGTCAAGCACAACATAGACCTCATGCCTCAATATGCACTGCTGCGGGTCTGCTTCATACGAGCCGTTGCGGAAATACCCACCTGCATCACTATTGAATTTGCCGTTAGAGACATCAACTGTGATTGTGTACTCACCTGCATCTAGGTCGCCTAAGTCTCTCAGGGCGACATTGTAGGCAGTCTGCGTCCTCGACCCTGCGTCAATAACGACAGGGGCCACAGCAGACTCTCCACTAGATGATCCTCCATGTATGGCGTTTTCGCTATAGCCAGAGGCCCAAGTAGGTGCGTTGCTTCCAGGTGTCCAGATAGACCAATATTGCCTAATTGGATTCCCGTTGCTTATTGCGGTTTTTCCTGGTGTCGTCAGTAATCCCATTGTTACCTCGTGTTATTTATTCTACTACCACTGGTACGAATGTGTCTGGCTCTGTTCCTGGATTTACTTGTGGGAAACAATACATAATTTCTGCATCGGTAGCTGTTGATGCTATCCACGGAAGAAGCCTCATCTCCCAATCATCCCATTCACCAGCAGTGTCAATCGGGACAGTTCCCCAAATACGATACCAATCACTGCCCAAGCTCTCGTAAGAGACTGAGCCACCTAGAGCCGTCAATGCTGCGTTCGCCACAACCGTGCTAATCGTCTTTGAAGTACCGCTGCTGGCGAAATTACAATCTACTCTCAATATCCATGCAGCACCGCCAGTTGCTGAAAACAACTGTATCCTTGTGCCTGCCGGAGTGTTTACGTTTTGGATACAAATAGACCAGCAAAGGTCTTCGCCGTCTTCAAGATAACCGTCTGTATGAAGTGCCATCTTTGTAGAATTAGCACCATACTTATATGCAGCAGCACTTGCTGTTGAATATGTAAAGCCATCCGTGCCACCATCAGAATCTTCTGTACCTAAAGCAACATCTATTGGGGACTGTACAAGCCAGTTTCCATTTCCTTGAACTCCACCTGCGGTGCTGGCATTAAAGAGGTTCACGCCAGCGTCTCCCGTAACACCGCCAATCATGCCATCTTCATTATCATCTCCACCCATTGTAAACGGTGTTGCGTGTTGCCCTATTGACGGCATAGCAATAAGCAACATCAGTAGAACAAAATACTTCATCGTGCTGACACCTCAACTTTTGTAGCGTTTGGTCTGGCAATGTAAATTAAGTCCGTATCAAACGCACCAGTAAATTTGCGTGGTATGCCTGCATAAACTGTGTAAATACTATCACACTCAGCACAGTTGTCTGTGTTATAATATGGGTACTTTTGCTTAAATGTATCCGCAGCGGTGAACTCCCAAAGACTCACAGTAACATCCTCGTCTGGCGCAAACACTTCGATGAAGCTGATATTTCCCGGTGGTTCTAGTACTACAGCATCCGTGCCACTAGCTTCTGAGTTAATAAACTGTGGTGGCTCTGCAAAAGCACCGACCGCAACAACCAACGCCAATGCCATAATTAAAAGTTTTTTCATCTCTAATACTCCTTGCTTGTTAAGTCCTCAAGACTTGATTCATAATCCACTTGTTCTAAAACAAGAGTTCCTATCCAGTGAGTACCACCAGAAGTTGCTCTTGGCGTTGAAGGTATTGAGTCTATTCTAAACACCCTGCCCCTTGCAGGTACAATTACCTCAAGAGAACCAGGGTCTGTTAATTGTTTATGTAGGTCAGCTACTTCATCAGCAGTCAATTTTTCTCTATCGAGCCTAAAGGTCAGCAGTCCGTGTATGCCCGAACCGCCATAGCTTGTTGCGTTGCCTATATCTAAATCATCTACCCCTAAGTCACCAAACTCTGCCGAATCCTCTCCTATGTAAGTCCCATTGATGTAGTATTTAATGTCCTTTGTTGAGTAGACTACGGAGGCGACATTAACTCCACCGAAGTTCAGTAGGTCGTAATCAAAAGACTGGCTCTGATTTTCTGTTCCATCATTCCAAGTCAGAGAAGCACTCTCAGCCGACCCCGTATTAACTATATACATCCCACCCCCATCACCTCTAGAAGAAACATCAAATGCCGATATGCGTAAATCGCTCACCCTGTCACTTAACCAAAAAGAAGCTGTCTGTGTTCCTGAATCTGGGTATTCAACATCAGTAAGTTTGATTCTTTCTGTCGCCGGTGCTTCGCCAGTCTCGCTCCACTGAGGAAACGGCTCTGTGTAATTTGAAGCACTATCAGTTATTATTATTGGACCTACCTCTAAAGCACCTACAGCGTCAGCAGATGATGAGTAAATTAAAATATGCCTATTGGTAGCAACTGTCCAATCAGTGTTAAGGGTTAGGTGTATCGGAGTCCATGAGGATAAATCCATCTCGCCAATGTCAGCGTCAACATAATCAGACGGTGTTGCTCTTAGTCTCATGCGAGCAAGGGAGGATAGGTTTCCTTTTAACCACACAGTAATACACACTGTACTATCGCTGTCAAATGTCATTCCAGTTGGTATGGGATAATAAAGATAGCCATTGCTTAATGTGGACGCAAAGTCGTATCGCCATGAACCAGGACAGCCAGTACAGCCAAAGCCGTCTCCGATATAAGTGCCTGTCATTGGATAACCATCAGCTACACTCCACCCACTACCGCCACTTACTGGCGTAGCTGGGTCAGCGTGATTCGTGCCAGAGTCATCTGAAAACATCTGCATTGTACCAGCGGAAGTTTTAATCTGCCTCGACGCACCATCAGCAAACACCCTCATCTTGCCGTCCATAAGATAATCATCCCATACATAATGAGCAGCAGCACTTGAGTTAGTCTCTGTCTTAGTATATCTGCCAGTTAAGTCTGTGTCGGTTGAATCAGGAACAGGTCGCCAAGCACATTCAGTACTCGATCCATAGCCGGGTGTAAATAAAACATTAGCCCTATCTTGCTTCCACTGATGTAGTTTCCTGCGAGTTTCACTTGTGAGGAAATCACACTTCAGTGTTATTTTCTGACGCAAGACACGGTTGATGCTTCCTTTACTGCCATCGATATATTCATACTCGTAGTCCAAGTCCTCTACGCCCTGCTTTGATGGTATAGCACATGGCTCACCATTGCCATCAATTAACTGTACCTCATCACGGAACTTACCCTCTTTGCTAGATGCGGTGTAGTCTAATCCCTCTGTATCCTCAAGGAACTCAGACCTAACTAAAGTGAATAAAGGCGTTGGGTTATTTGCACTCATTATAGTATTCTCCTGTTATACTCTCTTGTCATCCTGCCTACTGTCCTTGCCATACTAACACTATCGCTTGCCGACTGAGGTCGTGCAACATTAAAGTTAACCATCATTGGTTGACCACCACCACCTATAGACTCAACACTCATTGCAGATGCGGATTCAGCGGAACCCAGAAAAGCCTCTAGTCTTTGCATTGTGTTTCTTTTAATAACTCCCTCACCCGGCATTGACATAATCGGAACAGAGTCTAATCCCGCCTGACCCGTGCGAGGAACTATCATGCCACCGTCAGCGAACCCTGGTATCACCCCACCTTTTGCCATCTTGTACGCCTTGCCTCCACCTCCATCGCCACCGCCAGACAAGGCACTCATCATTACAGCTATTGCTGCACCAGCTAAAGCTGCGCCTATGAAGGGGACACTAGCGTGCGCCTTAAAGAATCCAGAGATAGCCGACATTACATTAGATGCAGTTTCTTTAGCATTTATAGCTACCTTTGCAGCCATTGCTCCTTCTGCCGACATTACAGACTGAGCGTCTGCGGCTTTGTCAGCAAAAAGCATTTTCACTCTATTGGCAATATGGCTCACTACTATCTCTGCACCAATCTTAACAACTTGCTTTTTCATGTTCTCAAACAAGGCGTGCATGGCTTCACCTTGATTCTCAGCTTCCCATATAGAGTCAACAAATGCAGTAGAGAGAGTGTCTTTAATTACTTCTCCAGCCTGCTCGCTGGCTCGCTCAATCGACTTAGCCCAGTCGCTCTCTATTGGCGAACTCTCTATCTCGCCCTTTAACTGTCTCCATACCTCAACCAACGCCCGCAATACTTCTTCTGCACCCTCGCCTTCCTGCACCATAGCTGCGAATATATCATCGATAGCCTGTGCGTCAAAGCCCTCGACAGTATCAGCAAAGGCTCTCATTTGTGCCTCAAGGGCACTTAAATCGGGAGCGTCTCCAATAGTCCATTTAGCACCAGCCAGTAGATTGAAGCTATCTCGGAGCTTATTAACTTGTTTGAGTAGGGATTCCATTCCCTCTGTCTCCTTAGCTTCCTCATCAAACGCAGCGATGTCTTCCTTGGCAGTCTTTAGATATGTAAAGAGGTCACCCCAGCTCCCAGTTTTGGATAAGCCCAATACCTTATCCCAGTTAAAGGCTATCTTGTCTGTCGCACTATCCCCTATCTCCTGTATCATGGCTTGAATATTACCAGCTATTGCCTCGACACTCAAACCCTCTATACTCAATTTACCCTCAGAGAATATGAGTTGATTTATATCAACACCCAAGCCCTGTAGTTTTTTTCCCGCTAACTCAGTAGCGTCCTTTTGAGCGTCCGTGAGTTTTTGTGCTAATATTTTAGTTAGCTCTTCTGTCGGTAAAGTGTGTCCTTGTTTTACAAAAGCATCCCATGTTGCCTTTAGTGCTTCTGGTGACAAGCCACCCATGGGGCTATCCAACACTCCGCTATCAAGGTCAGATTTAAGCTCTTCAAGAAATCCCTTAAACTTGGCTCCGTATTCATCTATCCCCTCAGTACCACTCAAAAACTCTTCATTAAACCTCTCTGTTTGCTTTATAAGCCCATCGAGTTGAGCCTTGTCAAATAAAGGCTTCTCGTCACCCGAAGCGTCCTGTGCTTTTTTTAATCCATCCCACTCTTTGCCTGCTTCCGCTAACTGTATATTGAGCTTCGCTTGTGCTTCCTCTAACGCCATTAAATCAATAACTACCTCTGGCAAAGACGACCCATAAGTCTCCATTAAACTGCGAAGTTCTTTAGTTTTTAATATCTGTAGAGCCATCTGCTTATTGACCTGTACCTTAGCTTGCTCTGCTATAACCGTTGCGTATGCCTCGGACGCACTCTTTAGATTTGAAAGCACGGTTTCATATACATACGCCTCTTTGCTTAGCCCGCTCAGCCCTTTAATGACTATCTCAAGCGACCTCTCAGCCCCTGCCCCTGCTCCAAGCCCCTTCATTTTCTCAAAGTTAGCAATATACTGTTCTTGTTTTTTATTTACTTGACCTATAGAGCTGGCAACCTCGTCAAAGGCACTCTGCATGCTGCCTTCTTTTTCACCAAACTCAGCCATTGCATCGATAAGCAACGAAGCATTATCTGCTGCTAAACTAAAGACACCCATCTGCGCACGAGTATTATTGAATATCTGTGCTAAGACCCTGTCGCCCTCTGCCCCTGCTTCGCCTAGCCTTATCATAGCCTGAGTAAAACCTGCATCCATCGTGACACCAAGGTCAGCTAACGCTTCACCTGTATCGCTAGATGGAGATATAAGTGCTTTCAATAAAGCCCTTAACGAAGTAGCTGCTTCTGTTGTCTTTAGACCCCTTGCTGTAAGGATAGCCATAGACGCACCAAGCTCGTCAAACGACAATCCTGCTATTTTCGCAATAGGAGTTACCCTACCAATAGAACCTGCAAGCTCTGGCATTGTTGTAATACCAAGTTTGATTGTCTTAAATAGGGTATCGGAAAACTCAGTAGCTTTCTCGGCAGACTCGCCGTAAGCCCTTAATGACTGGACTATTACCTTTGCTGTTGTTCCTACCTCTGACACACCTGCAACAGCAGACTTTGATGCCACTTCTAGTAAATGAGCAGAGTCAGCAGCGTCAGTAAATCCACCAGAAACTATATCATACTTAGCCTTAGCCATTGTCTCATAGGTTTGACCAAACTGATTCGACAACTCCATTAGTTGACCAATTAAAGGCAAACGACTTCCACGCTCGCCTGTAATTGTTCTAATTTCAGCAGCTAATCTATCAACCTGTCCACCTAGTTTTTTAGCTTCCCTGTGCGACCTTAGTGCATTACCAATAATTATGTCAAAAGTCTGTTTAGCGATTAAGCCAAGAACAACAAAGCCTGCCCTAGTACGGAGCAGGTTAATCATCATCCCAGAGAGTCCCTTGCTCCCTTTTTTAGCCCCCTTATTGACATCGACACCAGCGTCTTCGCCCTTTTTACCCATATTCTTCATAGCCGTAGAAGCCTTGTTAGCCGATTCAGTTACTTTCTTCATCGACTTGTCGAGCTTCTTCAAGGAACCAGTTAAGGACTTAAAGACTCTCTCTAACTCTTTAGCGTCTACTTCTATTTTGACTTTTGGATTCTTGTTCTTTGACATAATTCCTACTTAGCTGTTGCTTTGACGACTACTTCATAATTGAACGCTAACTCAATTGGGTCGAGCATTACTAACGCACTAGGCAAACAACTATATCTCTGTGCTAGTGCGTCTAGTATCTCTGCTGTTTTCATTCCTCCTGCTCCTCGGAGGATTCGGGAAAAACCTCTGCATCACTATTGACTTCCTCCATCAAGCTCCCAAACAAATCGTTTGAATATGTGCCTAAATCATCAAAGCTAATAGTATCATTCTTCTCGTCAGTCTTGTCTCTAAGAGCTGGTGAAACCATAGCTACCCTTAAATATGACTTCATAAAAGCAAGTTGCTTTTTATAGTTTAGCTTTTCCCATGGCGACTGTTCGCCACTATCGGAAAGCATAGCCATTGCATCTGCTCCTAGTGCGTCCAATGCCATATAAGCCTGAACCTTACGCATTACAAACGGTATGCCATCAAGCTCAACTGTAAACTGATTCTTTTTTAGTATCTCACTAACACTCATTTTAGCCTCCAAAGCTAGGTTGTGTAGGGGAGGGGTTATCCCTCCCCATTATTTTACTTACGCTAAAGCAGCCATACTGATTCCAGTAGACACTACGCTAATAGGGAACTCCGTTAGCCCATCACCAAGACTAGGCACATCGCCAGTCATCCGACAGTTGGAAAGAGTAATCGTGCTATTGCCTCCACCTATTATTATCGTACCAAGAGATGTACCCGACAGATATTTATCAAACTCTGTTACTGAGTTAAAGGCCGTTTCGTCAGACAAGTCCACTGTCAATGATGCAGTGATTGAGCGTTTACCTATTTCAACTGGCTGGCTTAGTGTTGTTCCACCAAGGATAGCACGGTCGCCACCTGAATACTGACGCTCGCAATTAACGCTTGCACTCTTTACTCCAATGCTTGTACCACCAATAGACACTGATGAATACACAGTCGGTGGTGCAATGCTTGAGATACTTGGTGTTGAATGTATTGGAGTTGTATCTTTTGCTGAACCCTCACCAATGAACCCCATTGTCACTACAGGGTACTCGTTTGTTCCTATCTCTAAGCCAAAGCTAGTTGCCACTAGCCCTGTATGGACATATCCTAGACTAGAACTGTGTGCTGTCACTGCCGTAATACTCGCATTCGCAGGCCCACCCGTCATTGTATATGGGAGAGATGTACCGCCGGTAAAGAACGACTTTAGTAGCTCGTCCATTACATCAGCTTCTTCTGACCAGTTACAAGTAATCTCACCATCAACAAACAACGGTACATAGTCATTGCTTGCTACTGGGTTAATGCTTAAATGAGCAGGCTCAATTAGGGTTCTTTTTAGTCCGAGACTAGAGCTGATACCAAATAAAGTATCATAGCCAGAAGTAGGGGCTGTGCCATAAGTCGCTTCCACGCCCACATTGATACTACCGTTATTTCCTACATAAAAAGCCATTATTCATCACTCCCTGTATCGCTTTTCTTAGCGACTTTTTTAGGTTTCTCTTTCTTCACTAACTCGATAGCTCTGAGCTTAGCAAACATTTCATTAGTGGACTCAAACTCATCGCCAGGTTCAACTAACCCAACATCAGGGAGTACAAGCCCTATCTTGCTTACATTTTTGTAGAAAGGCATTACCAGTCCACTCCTTGTCTATAGGTGATTGTTATAGGCTGAACGAACATTCCCATTCCCTCCGCCAATAGCAGTCCTTCATCTGATTCACAGTCTCCCCATTGGAAAATTGTACCAGAACCAATCTCTGTCTGGAAATCATCTACATAGTTATGTATGCAACTCCTGACATCCTGCAAGAGCTTATTCAGCTCAAGCTGTATGTTGCCGTGTCCTTCTGTGACATAGCCCGTAATGTTTATATCTAAATCCATTGTATATTGCCTATTCAAATGTGAACCAGCAAAACTCTCTGTGCCTGTTACTATCCATACAACAGGGGTGTCCCCTATGTCCTCCTCTATTGGATCGACAGTAACCACAGGTGATGTATTATATCCCCCACTCTTGCGGATTGTCTCTAGCCTAGTAAATATCTTATCAAAGATATTGTTCCTCATGTTGTCTGTTATTTTATTCGGCATCTAGTTGCCCTCCAAGACGCGAGCTACGGTTTCGATAAACTTCTTCTCGGCAGATGGCATTGTATCCCTAAATGCCTGTAATAATATATCCCTCTTTGGAATCTTTACTTCTTTTCTTAACGCAAATACAGGCTTGACATTCTTTTTGCCTGTAATTAAATACGCAGTAGCCTTGCCACCACCCCAATCCTTTATAGCCCACTTCTGATTAAATAACTCAGTAGGCGACATCTTGTTTTCTCTTATAGGTATCCATAGCCATTTAGCCTTCTTGGGCTTTATTGTGCCACCGAACTCATGGATTCCAGCATATCCTGAATCGCTACCCCTTGTGCCTGTGACCGTGGTGCCACTCGCGTTAACCTTATTCTTATACGAGCTGCGGAGTTTACCTGAGCGGACACCTAGCCTAGTCTTGCCATGTCCCTGCCTCGCACCTGTGGCATTATCGAACATCTTGGAGTTGTGTTTTTTATCTAAGCCGGTCATGGTTCTGCTCATCTGCTTTTTCAGCGCGGACATTAATTGTAGCATTGTAGCACCACTAGCAGAAGCCTTGGATATAATACCCTTACTAGGCTTATGTAGTGTTATGTTAAACATCCTTGATGCCATGCTTATCCCATTCTCCTGTATTTCTTCCACACATCAGCTACTGATTTAGCCACCCCATCAGTTGCATAGCTTATGCTGTGACCCTCAAAGGATTCACTGCTTATACCTGCACCTCTACCACTTAATCGGTTACGCTCTACCTGCATCTGCTCTAAAGAAGACATTACTATATCGCCTGGTATTGTAGACCATCCGCCAGTATATACAACCTTGACATTCTCCTCTGATGAGCTTGGTGGCGTAGTGGCACTATGTAGAGATATGCGCCCACTGCCATCAAACGAGTAATCATCGCTATCGTATGTGTCTGTCACATCGCCATTAGTAAGTATCTCCATGCTAGTAATAGCCGACACATGGTTTGCTAACCAAACAACAGATGTGCCATCACCACATAGTGTTTCAGTAACACTGCCTGATGTTAGTCTCGTCATGCCTGTAAACTTAAAGAACTTCTCCGTTACAGAGTTAATTAGTATCTTGGCTGTTATGTCGTCATTGAGATTAAGAACAGCCTTAACATCTTCAATGGCTACAACTGGATCGCTTGTTAATGTTATTGCCATCTCTAACTCCCTGTAATCGGATTGCGGACATCTATAATAAATCTCTCTAGGTAATCAACTTCACCAGACTGGTTTTCAAGCCTTACCTGTGCATCATATTCACCTGATTCATCTATCTCTGCCGATGTTGGCGTATAAGTAAATGTACCCGATGCTGCCAAAACAACTGTACAGTCGCTGTTGTCTATCTTGACGGTTGCACCCAGTTTAGCCGATATAGATATATCTAAATCAGTTAAGTCATAGGCGTTACCACCGCTGTCTTTAGCTGTAAACTCAAGTGTCCTGCCGTCAGCACCTACATAAGTCACAGCCTCTTGCCTCGATTCTCTCATTCACTACCGCCTTGTGAGTCTTGTTCGCCATAGGCAGGAACATAAATACAGCCAGTGCATACTTCCGTAAACTCTGTATCTAAATCGCCATTTATAGGTTGAAACTTTAATTTCAGGTTACAGTCGTAGCCCTGCATTGATATTGGTGTTGCGACTGCGCTACTCTCGTGAATTTTAGTGTATTCGTCATCGCCCCAGAAGTGTATGTTGTTAGTGCGCCCCGCGGAACCCCACTCGACAACCCACCACACTCGACAAACTCCACTCGTTAGACAGTCGATGGTGATTAACCCAGTGCCACCTAGGTCATTGGGTGCAGATGCATCACAGCTCCACGCCTCTAAAGCGGCTTCACCTGCTCCAACCGCGCCACTAGTTGACTTAATGGGCATACCACCGTCATTTACAAGCAGGTCCAATGATGCGTTGCTGTGCAATACTGTCGTGCTTTCTGTTTTTGCAAGTAGGTCCATCTCTATCCTTCTGTCATGGGGCAGAGCGTAAAATCCCTGCCCCATTGGTTGGCGGTGCACCACCTTGTCGTGCGGAGGCGGCACGACTAACCTAGACTACGCAGAGTCTAAAGTCGCCTTACTCCATTGACTCGGAATCATTACTTCATAATCGAAGTGAGTAAATACTCTCATCCAAGTTTCGTTGCTTGTCCAACCACTATAAGGGTTAAAGTCTACACGAACCTCGCCACTTGATGCAGTAACGATATTAGCCGGGTCTCCAAGTCCTAGGTAGTAATCTGTACCGTCATACATACTTGGATGCACAATCATCTCATACCCAAATACAGATGCAGGTTGACTGTTCGCAGGGTCAGCCCAAGTAAATCCAGGCATTGTTGCAGCAGTTGCATGACCCATAAATGCTAGATACTTAACTGGGTCGATAAATAGCGCATTCTGTAGTGGGTCGGCAGACGGTGCATAGTCAGCAGCAGCTTCACCAAGAAACGCTACTAAGCCAGCAAAGTCTAATTCATCAATAGCTGTTTGGTCATTAACACCAGTAACAACTGTTAGCCCGTCACTAGGTTCACTACCAGAAGAAGCACCTTTAAGGATAGCATCTTCTTTTGCTTTCAAGATAGCACGAGACATACGAACTGCCATTAAGCTACCAAAACCAACGCCCGGTGATTCCAATAACTCGTTAGCTGCTTTTATGTAAGCACCAACAAGAATAGGACTTAGGGAAGCCTGCCCAAGTGTAGCTTCTGCTTCAGTCATCGCTGCACCTTGAGCTGCACGCCAGTAGGCTGTAGGCAAGGTAGCGTCTTTGTTAATCTTCATTGTTGTGCCAGCAGGAACTGTTAGGTTAGTGCATCGTGGTAGGATTGTACCATAGACATCACCAATCTCAAATAGCTCATTTGACAGAATGTCATCTACCAAATAACCAGCAGTTGCGTCAGTTGTAGTTGTGAAATCAGCTACAGCTTTATCACCACGACTGTGCTTAAATGCTCCACTTACAAACTTTGCCATTTCATTATCAAAGTCATCTGCACCAGATTGTCCGTGCTTTGCTTCCATGAAGCTACGCAACTCAAGAACATCTTTTGCAACCTGCATATTTGATTCCTTGACCTCTGAAAAGCCTTTTTCCAGTTCTGCAACTGTGTTAATGGCTTTCTCTGCCTGCTCGACCGTGTTCTCCAGAACTTTGTTTTCTTCACTCATTGTCTTATTCCTTTTTTTAAGTTAAGCCTGTCTTATCTATCAGAAGTCAATCGTTGTAGGGCTTTCGCCAATCTACCCAAGACCTCATTTTCATCAGACTGCATATCCTCTACAGCCTCAATTACTTCTACATTCTTTTCATCTGTATAACATAAAGACGACTCAATAGCTTTCAATCGAGATTCTATTTCCTCACGATAGAAACTCAATTCAGCCTTCATGTTCTCAATATCCTTATCCTCACCATGCTCATCTTTAACAAGGTTTGGATTCGCCATTAAGTACGACTTCATAAAGGTATCAGTATCTGCATTAGCAGGTACATTAACAGCAGACACCTCGTGAAGTATTGATTCAAAAATCTCTAATCCACCGTCCCAGGGGTTCTTCTCGTCACGGAACTCCCATTTCTCATCAGATATCATGAAGCCTACGCTCCATTGATCTAGGAATCCGCGCTCGAACTTACCTGCGATACCCGATGCAAACTCATCGTCCTCGTCAAACACATAGTCCATAAACAAAGCACTTTTTCCGCTATACCCCTCTATGTATGTCTTGCCTTTGCCTATAGCAGGTATTTTATGGTCATGCCCCCACAGGATGCGTCCGTGGTTGTTGAACTTATCCAGCACCCACCCTGCACCCTTATCGTTTTTTACTTGATGGATAACATCATTATCCAAGTCTTCGTTCATTGTTGAAACAAGAGCTAAGCCCTCATTGATTTTATTGCCATCAG